TTTAGGAATAGCCATTGCTGCAACTACTCCAGCCGGTAGGATTAAGGTGCTATCAGGTGTTGCGATGGTTTCACTCATCGAGTTCTCTTTCTACATTTTCAGCGAGGTCAATTAAGTGGCGCTCTGCATAGGCTAGACCTCGAATCACCCCGCAGAGCTCTTTGTACTGCTCAAAGCTTGAGCACTGACCATTTGCCAAATCGTCAGTGAAATTGTTCATATCTGCGCGAATCTTGTCACGCAGTGCTTGAAATACGCTCATCGTTTGTATGTCCACCTATTACTCCTGTGTATTTTTAGGTTTTTTAGTCATTTGCGCACGTTTGAACGCCATATCTACTCCCGTAGACACGGTGAACTCTTTCTCTTTGGCGGCACGGTTTTTGTCGTCTTGTTCCACTTTGACCTGTGCGTTGAGGCCCGCAATCTTCTCTCTGGACTCAATTTCTGCTTCCTTGAGCTTGAGCTCGTCGGCCTTGGCGGTAGCGTCGGCAATGAGTTTGCGTTCCTTGATTTCGACTTCTTTGCCTTTGAGCTGGAGCTCTTGCATCTGCATTTGCAAGATGGGGTCTTGCGCGTTTTGCTGAGCTTGTTGCTGTGCAGTAGCGGCTTGGGATGCAGCAAGTACTTGTGGAGCGGCTTCTGCCAACAGGCGACTGATCTCTTTTTCCATTTCTGGTGGGAGCTCGTCTTCTTGGTTAGGCAACGCAACGCCAAGGGCAACCTCGATCTTGTTCCGATAAGCAAACCCAACGTGTTCTGCGACGTGTGCCTGCATGGCTGCCTGCATAACCTGCGCTTGTGGGTTCTGACCAATGAGTTGCTGAATGATTGGGTCCGTCATCGCCATCTGGTGAACCTTGATGTGCGCTTCGTGATCTTGGTACGCAAATGCCTTGACAGGTTTGCCACGGAGCACGTTCTGGTTCTCAGTAACTGGGTCAGTCGGCTTCTGGTCATCCTCAAGTGGCACGAGCTTATCGGCATGCTTGATACCGAGCACATCTAACATCTGACGGTGCAGCTGCGGTAGGTTGTAGATCTGAGGCGCCATCTGGGCCAGCTGAATAACCGCCTGGTATTGGACTACTCTTTGTGAAAGCGTAGCAGCGTTGGGGTCTGATACAGGAATAACCTCAACGTTGTTGTAGTCCGACTTCTTAGCACTTGGACCGCCTTCTTCTGGCTCAAACGCGTAGTTGTCATCTGTGTAGTCACGGATAATCCCAGCAAGAAGTTGTAACTCTTGCTTAAGTGCAAAGTGTACACGGGCCTGAACAGCCGACATTACCTTCAGTGTTCTCTCAAGCAAAGCCAGCGTGGTGCCAACCGGTGCATTACCAGACATATCGGCAATCTTCATATCCGATGTTGCGGCAAAACGACGGCCTTCTTCAACAATCTTGTCCATCAAACCGGACAGAACCATTGACGGTTCTTTGTATGGCAGTGGGAGAATGTTATCCCTAATACTGCCTGAACCTACGTCTACGTCACGGAACTCGCCCGGAGCGATCGGAGTGTCGTCGCCTTTTATGCGCAGCCCACGGGCCTTAAGGCCACCCGGCAAGTTGGAAAGTGTTCCGGCATCAACCAGCTGCCTCATTATCGACGTTGCAGATTTAGCGTATCCACCAATCAAGTGGAATAAACCAAAGCCATACGCGCCGTATCCCGGAATGTACTGGTAGTGGACGAAGTGACGACGCTTGATCTTAAGCGGGTCTTCTTCTTTCCAGTTACGCCGAATCGCCAACACCTCGTTTGTGCCGCGGATCATGGTAACTACATACGGAAGTGCAATCCCAGTAACCTCGCCATCGTCGTCTTTATCTTCAAAACCTGGAATATCCAAGTCAACGTGGGACTCGTACAACTCAAAGCGGTCGTCGTAGCTAGCAGAAAAGCCAGTCTCTTTGTCTTTGCTTTCCTGAATATCGCTTCTAAATTTCTCTGGATCGCCCAGTTCAACGTCGGCATAAAAGCCTGCGTTCATTAGCTTTAACAGGTCATTCTTAGTCTTGCGCATGGCATGAGTTATGCGATGGCAGGTATTAATTTCGGAGACGCCGTACGGCAGGATGACATCTTCAGCAGGGATAAATATCGACACTTGACGGCCAACGCTTGGGTCGTAGTACACCTTCTTAAACGCAGAACCAGCGCTTGGTAAGTTCCACAACATCTTCTCGTGCTCGGGTCTGTACTCAGGCATCTTCTCGGTCAGGTTGTAGTTCATGTCTTCCTGAACTCGCATCGCCGCATCTTTTTTCTCTGGCGTTTCTTTGCCGAGGATCTTGGTGCGTACTGGGCCTTGTGCTGGGAAAGTCTCCATGATGGTGTCGGACTGGAACCGCACCACTGCTTCGGTAATCATCGGATGGAACACACCGCACGCGCCATCCCATGGCTCGGTCCGCTCTTCGAACTTAAGGCCGAGCAGGGTAATGCCATCCTTGTACATCGTCTCCCAGTCTTTACGGGAAGCCAGGTCGTTGCTAATGTCTTCTGACAGGTCGTTTGCAATTTCTTGAACAACTGCAGCAGACAAAACGTCAACTAAGTTCTCGTTAAAGTCCCCTTCAGTGTCATCTTTGTCAAACTCAAAAACTTCTTCGCCCTCAACGCTAATGCGCAGCGCTTCTGGGTCCTCGATTTCGATCTCGATGTCGGGCTCTTCGTTTTCTAAATTATCCATTCCCGCAGGGGCTTGATACAACGATTTTTCTATGCTCATGTTATTTCTTCCTTAAAGCCATGTTTGTTTTTGGGTTGTAGCCAAAAGCGCTTACTGGTTTGCCAGTACGTTTTGAAGCACGATCTTTTGCCCGCTCTTCTGCCGTCATGTTATTTCTTTCTTCGCCTTTTTTGGTGTATCCACCTTTAGCATCTATCATACCTCGCGCCATCAACACTGCACGAGCGGTTGCTTCTGGATCTTTAGGCGGACTTTTTTGTGTGCGCATTTGTTCTGTTAAACGTTCTAACAAAACTCCTTTGCCCATGTGTTTTTGAGTAGCCATTTACTTTCCTAGTAATACGCCGCACGTCTGCGGTATTTATATAAAAGGTCGTCGTCTTTCTCGTCCGAGTCAAGACTAATAAATCCCCCCTGCCGGTATCGCAGTAGGGCTTGAGTGCAAGTATCCACGAAGTCGTCGTGTTCGCCAACTGGAAAACTGGCTATTTCCTCAATCACTTCGCGTGCCCACCGTTTATCTGGTGCCCATACTTTACCTGATGTAAACAAGTCCGCCACCGCATTTAGCCTGACCATTTTGTCGTTGCCTCTGGATGGTGAAAATTCCTGCACAGGAATGCCAAGGCGACGCAACTCTTGGATTAACGGACCACCCGATGCTTTTTTCTCAATAATGAACGCATCTGGTTGCCAATCTTTGTAGTGTTTTAGCGCGATCGTTTTAAGTTCCGGGAAGGTCATGCGGTCTTTAAACGCATCCAGCAGGATGATGTTGGGGTTGCCCTTGTCCTCGTCGTTGTAAAACACGCCCCAGGTTGTGCACGCCGAAAAGTCCGATGTGGTCTTTACTTCAAACGCCGTATCCCAAGACTGAATCACGTAGTCGCAAGCAGGTGGCTCGTCCGCCTCCCATACTTTCCAGTCTTTTCTGGAGACCAGTGCCGACATGTCCGACGTGGGGTTCTGCATGTACTGGGCGTTCCAGTACCGTGGGTCGATCGACGCTTGGGTATTTTTCAGCGCCTCTAGGCTCCACTGCGCAGGCCATAAACTTTTCTCGTGGTCGGTACCCGCATCCAGAATGGCCGGCAGCTCAACGATCTCCCACGGGATGGTGTCCTCGTTTTTAATCTGGTAGTCGATCAACCGCCCAGTAAGGTCCAAAAGGGACCATCTGGTCATAATCACAATAATCGCACCGCCCGGCATCAAGCGCTGCAAGGGACCCGTTTGGAACCAAGACCACGCGTTATCAAACGCCAGCCTTGAGTTCGCCTTCATATCCTGTTCGGAATGTGGGTCATCAATAACGAATAGATCAGCTCCGCGACCAGCCAGAGCGCCGCCAACACCAGCTGCGTAATACTGACCACCAGCACCAGTGCTCCATTTGCCCGCTGCTTTCTGGTCATCCGAGACCACCGTGTCTGGAAAAATCTCATGGTACTCCTCTGAATCAAGCAAGTTCCTCACCCGCCGACCAAAGTCTTCCGACAGCGAGGCGGTATGGGTGCCCATGATAATCTTCTTCTCGGGGTAGTTGCCAAGAAAGTACGCTGGGAACAAATAAGAGCTGAACTCCGACTTACCCATACGAGGGGCTATGTTGATGATGACGCGCTTTTTCTTGCCCTCAACCACGTCTTGGAAGATTTTTGCTAGTTTTCTATGGTGGGGACCCACTTTAAACCCGGGGTACACCCGTTTGGCGAACTCAATCGGGCTAGTTTGCGCCTTTTTTAGCCCTGCCCGGTGTTCTTTCTTTTCCAAATCGGCAAGAAACAGCTCTTTTTCCGCCTTGGTCATGTCTTTTAGCGCCATTTGCGCCGCAAGCGCCTCTTGTGGGGTGAAGAAGTCTAGGTTCATTCTTCTTTTGAGTCGTCTTCTTCGATTTGTTTGGTGATTATGCGTGTCTTTACTTCGATCTCTTCAACGTCCACCACGTCAACGGCGCCCATGTAGCGACCCAGCTTCTCTTTGATCCGGGCATCGAG